TTGAGGCACTTATGCGAAAAGAAGGAATTGAGTTAGACCGTCGTGAATCTAAAGCTAAACTTCTTGCGGAAGTAAAGGCACACTTTAAAGGTAAATAAATATGGCTACGTCGGGCACCACAGCGTTCAATATGGACTTTACGGAGATTGCTGAAGAAGCATGGGAACGTGCGGGTCGAGAAATGCGGTCTGGGTACGACCTTCGTACTGCTAGACGTTCTATGAATCTAATGACGATTGAATGGCAAAACCGTGGGATAAACTTGTGGACTATTGATGAAGGCACTGTAAGCCTTACAAAAGATACTGCTACTTATAATTTACCCGCTGATACTATTGATTTGCTTGAGCAGGTTGTGCGTACAGGAAGTGGTACTTCACAACAAGATCTCACAGTGTCACGTATTAGTGTAAGTACCTTTGCTACTATTCCCAATAAAACTGATACTGGTAGGCCGATTCAAGTGTTTATTGAACGCTTGCGAGATCAACCACGTATTACTGTATGGCCTGTCCCTAACTCTAACGATTATACGTTTGTATATTGGCGGTTGCGCAGGATTGAAGACGCTGGCTCTGGTACTCAAACAGCGGATATGAATTTCCGCTTCCTCCCGTGTTTAGTAGCGGGGCTGGCGTACCATATTGCCATGAAAGTACCTGATTTAGCGCCTCGTGTGGATATGTTAAAGGCAGAGTACGAAGCTCAATTTGTTTTAGCGGCGGGAGAGGACCGAGAAAAAACTCCGTTTCGATTTGTGCCTAATGTGATGAGGCCGTAATGGACCGTTTTGCGTCTGCACGAAAAGCATTAGCGATATGTGATGTTTGTGGGTTTTCCTACAAACTAAAAGAGTTACGCCCACTGTATGTAAAAGGAAACAATACAAATACGCTTGCGTGTCCTACGTGTTGGAACCCAGACCATCCGCAACTTAGTTTAGGAGAATTTCCTGTAAATGATCCACAAGCACTTCGTAATCCTCGTCCAGATACCGCTGAATTAGCACCTTCTAGGAATAATCAATATGGTTTTAATCCCGTCGGTTTAAATGATCCATTTAATTTACAAGATAATAACCTAATAGCGAGATCAAGTGTGGGGGCTGTTGTAGTAACAGCTACTTCTGGTACAAGTAGTACAATTAATGTTACAGGTGTCGCTGCTACAGGTGGGGTGGGTACTGTTACAGTATCTCCCGAAGTAGATGTATCAATTACTCTCACAGGTGTGGCTAGCACTTCAGGTATTGGCGCTCCAACAATAAGTGTAAATACAGGATACACAGTAACTGTGGCTAACCCCGGTTCGGGGAATAGATACTATATTAACGGTGCGTTGCAGCCAACACTTACTCTTTCAGAAGGTAGTACGTATGTATTTAATTGGTCTGCTGCCACGGGACATCCTTTTCGTTTTTCAACTACTTCTGATGGGACGCATGGAGGGGGGTCTGAATATACAACAGGAGTGACAATAGACACATCTGCATATACTTCAACTATAACCGTCGCTTCTGGTGCGCCAACACTTTATTACTATTGTCAATTTCACAGTGCTATGGGGGGGCAACTTAATACAACATAATATAATATTGCGAGTTTCACTGGATTTGTCAGTTGAGTTATTGTAACAATGATGTAGGAGATTACTATGATGAAAAAAAGTTACAAAAAAGGCGGTAAGGTAAGTAAACCTGTTAAAACTGCAAAAACCCCTAAAAAAACTAATGGGGTAAAGGTTCGCGGTACAGGCGCTGCCACAAAAGGTCTATTTGCAAGAGGGCCAATGGCATAGCGCATGAATTATACTGAGTTAAAAACTAACATAGAAGACATCTGTGAGAATACATTTACAGATGACCAGTTAGCTATGTTTACTCAGCAAGCAGAACAGAAAATATACAACTCTGTACAAATACCAGCGTTACGTAAAAATGTAATCGCTACGTTAACCGCTAATAATAAATACTTAGCGTTACCTTCAGATTATCTGTACACGTATAGTTTAGCGATTGTTGATGGTTCTAGTAACTATATTTATTTGTTAGACAAAGATGTCAATTTTATTCGAGAAGCGTACCCAAATCAAACTACCACAGGTGTGCCCGTGCATTACGCAAATTTTGATGATGATGCGTTTATTTTAGGCCCAACACCAGACACAGCGTATGAAACAGAGTTACACTATGGGTACTACCCACAATCAATTGTAACTGCGAACACTACATGGCTGGGGGAAGAATTTGATTCTGCATTACTTAATGGCGCATTAGTTGAGGCAATTCGATTTATGAAAGGTGAGCAGGACATGGTAGAAATGTACAATAAAATGTTCGCTCTTTCTATGGGGCTTCTCAAAAATCTTGGAGATGGTAAGTTAAGAGGAGATACTTATCGTTCTGGACAACCAAGAAACCCAGTTAGTTAGGATATTTAATGTTTAAAATAGATGTAAGTGTACCACAATATGACAGTGTAGTAGGTGTTAATACTACAGAAAATCGTGGTTTTACCCCAGATGAACTTGCGGAACAGTGTGTCCAAAAGATCATATCGGTCTCCGATAATACGCATCCCGGCGTCAGAGACCAAGCTCGTGCTTTTTCTAAGCACATTGAAACGCTTGTTGCGAGTTATATGCGACAGGCTATTCGTAGTGACCGAACAACTGTGTGTAATGCGCTTGTTGATGCAGGTCATCCCCAACTGGCTGAACTTATAAGGAGACTTTAACATGGCCTTTAACGGAAACTTTATGTGTACTTCTTTCAAGAAAGAGCTTCTTGAGGGCGGTCACGATTTTAAAAACAGCGGTGGAGATACTTTCAAAATCGCATTATATGACAACAGTGCTACATTTACTGCGGCAACCACAGCCTACACAACTTCAAACGAAGTGAGTAACTCTGGTTCTTATTCCGCAGGCGGTGGCACCTTAACTCGTGTTGACCCAACTACTTCAGGTACAACTGCGCTTACAGATTTTGCAGACATTACATTTACATCTGCAACTATTACGGCTCGCGGTGCATTGATTTATAATACAACTGAAGGTGGTGGATCAGGCACAGCTAACACTGTTGTTGTCTTGGATTTTGGCTCAAATAAAACATCTACGGCAGGCGACTTTCAAATTGCTTTTCCAACAGCGGATGCTTCAAACGCAATTATAAGAATCGCCTAAACGGTACTAGATAGGAGATTGTTGCGATGGCACTTGTTGTAAAAGATAGGGTAAAAGAAACTACCTCTACCACTGGTACTTCAACTTTAACATTAGGTGGGGCTGTTGCAGGATTTCAAACATTTACTTCTGTTCTGTCTAATGGTGATACCACGTATTACGCCATATTTGAAAGTAGTACAGGGCAATTTGAGGTTGGACTTGGTACGTTTACTTCGTCTGGAACAACACTCGCCAGAACAACCGTTCTTGAGAGTTCTAATTCTGGGAATGCTATAAACTTAACGGCAGGCGCTGCGGATGTGTTTATTACGCAACCTGCCGAAAAAGCCGTATACCTTGATGCGAGTGGTTATATTGCAACGGCGGATGGGCGTAATGTGACTAACGTAGCTGCATCTACAGCGGCTACTTTAGCAACGGCTAGAAATATAGGCGGTGTATCTTTTGATGGTTCTGCAAACATAAACCTACCCGGCGTTAATACATCAGGTAATCAGGATACATCTGGTAATGCTGCTACTGCAACAACAGCAACAAATGCAGACACAGTAGACAGCCTACATGCAAGCAGCTTCCTACGAAGTGATGCTGCTGACAGTGCATCAGGAACTATAACTGTAGCTACTGGCACTAGCCCTGCAATTATTGCCAAATCTGATGATTGGGGTGAACAGCTAGAGATACTACGTAACCATGCAGTAAACTGGCCTAGTGTGAAGTTTAGCAATACGTCTGGAGAAGTAGGCAAAGTATTTGTTGATACAAGCAACAATAACTTAATGTATGTTAAGGGTAGTACATCTAACTACGAAACTGTTTGGACAAGTTTAACAGATGGTTCTGGCTCTGGCCTAGATGCTGACCTGTTAGATGGTGTGGAAGGCTCTAGTTATTTACGGAGCGACCAAGCTGACACAATTAATGGCAACTTAACCATCGGCGGCACAGCACATATTGCTATGCAAGAAAACCATTTCATCAATCGTAGATTTGAGATGGATGGGGGGGATAATTCAGCCCCTGTTTACATTTTGCTTTGTCTTAATGCTGCAAGCAATGACGTTAACGGTACAATCACAATGGATCGCACAAGCGGTCTCAGACATGCTTGTAGTTGGAATATGATTGTAACTTCAGGCAGTTCAACTACACCTCTTGGAAGTCTCATGGGGCATAGTGTTGCACATAATGGTCAACCGTCGGCAAGGCTAGTTACACTTACATATAGCTCAGTAAGTTACGTTGCATTAGAAATTACAAACCCTGACCTTTATCACGAAACAACTGGCGCATATTTTAATGGTCGTATTGTAAACTCTGGGTCAAACACCCTCACAGCTTTACCGTCTTCAAGTGTAAGCAGCGTTTCGGCTTTATCTCAAGGTAATAGCAAAGCAATAATTGGAGACACATTAGAGGTTGGTAATGACATAAAATTACCTGACAGTGGCAAAGCCCTCTTTGGCACAGGGTCTGATCTTGAGATTTACCATGATGGGTCTAATAGTTATATTGATGATGCAGGAACAGGTAATTTAAATATTCGTGCTTCTGCTAATGTCGCAATAGATAAGTACACTGGCGAAGCAATGGCACGTTTTTATCAAGACGCAGGTGTGTTTTTATATTATAATAATGCGGCTAAATTTGAAACCACCTCCACAGGTATTAACGTAACAGGTACGGCGGAAGTGGACACTTTGACCTTTTCGGATGGTTCCTCTCAAACGTCCGCAGGCGCATCTACGGGTAAGGCAATCGCAATGGCAATCGTGTTTGGATAAATAGATGTTTGGCTTTACATCCTTTTCAGCAACAACTTTCGGGGGCAGCGGTGTTACTGATATATCTCCGGGTATTACGGGTTTAGTTGCTGCGAGTGGTGTAGGGTCTGTCACTGCTACAGGTGAAGCAAACTTTTCCATCACAGGTGTTGCAGGTACAGGGCAAGTTGGAGAGGTTGACGCTAAAAATGTAATTATTGTTT